CAAGGACTTTGTAATCTATGAGCCTAAGGGTGATGAGACATACGTTGTCCCTGACACTCGTGAAGGTTGGGTTGAATCACTATCAATCATCATCAATGCGTACCTACGACCAGATCAGAAAAATCCAGTCTATGATTACAGTGAGGTTCGCCCAGCTGGTGTTCCAATCAAAACATTTGGTGGAACCGCCGCAGGGCATGAGCCATTAGAAAAGCTACATAACTATATTCGTAAGATATTTGCAGGGCGAGCTGGAGAAAAGGTTACACGCACAGACATAGCTGATATTGGAAATCTTATTGGCGTTTGTGTTGTTTCTGGTAACGTTCGTCGCTCGGCAGAGCTTCTTATTGGCCGACTAGATGATGACACATTCTTAAGCTTAAAGAACGCCGAGAAGTTTCCAGAGCGTAATAGCTATGACCCTGCAGCACCTGGTTGGGGCTGGATGTCAAACAACTCAGTTGAGACAACTGTAGGACAGGACCTAGATAAGATTGTTCCAGGTATCGCATTGAATGGTGAGCCTGGTGTTATTTGGATGGACGTATCACGCAAGTATGGTCGTCTTGCAGACCCTGTGAACAATAAGGATCACCGCATTGCAGGATACAACCCTTGTGCAGAACAGTCATTGGAATCATATGAGTGCTGTACACTTGTTGAGACGTATCTAAATCGTCACGATGATTTAGAAGATTTTAAGCGCACCCTAAAGTTTGCATATCTATATGCTAAGACAGTAACCTTACTTCCTACACACTGGGAAGAGACAAATGCCATCATGCAACGTAATCGCCGCATCGGAACATCAATTTCCGGAGTTGCTAACTTTGCAGACCGTAATGGGCTTCCTACACTTCGTGATTGGATGGATGAAGGATACAAGACTGTTAAGACTTACGACAATACGTACTCAGAGTGGCTAGGTATTCGTGAGTCAATTAAGATGACAACAGTTAAGCCATCAGGAACCGTGTCGATCTTGGCAGGAGAAAGTCCAGGAGTTCACTGGACAGTAGGCGGTAAGTTCTTTAATCGTGCTATTCGCTTTGCTAACTCTGACCCAATGCTTCCACTATTTAAGATGGCAAACTACCGAGTCGAGCCTGCATCGGAATCACCAGATACAACAAGCGTTGTGTTCTTCCCTATTAAGTCTCTCGCAGAACGCGCTGAGAAGGATGTAACCATCTTTGAAAAGATGTCTCTTGCTGCAACCGCACAGCGTTACTGGTCCGACAACTCTGTCTCTGTAACCGTCTCATTTGACCCTGAGAAGGAATCTGAGCATGTAGGAACAGTATTGCATATGTACGACGGCCAGTTAAAGACTGTGTCCTTCCTACCATCAGGAAACTTTGTTTACCCGCAGATGCCTTACACTCAAATCACCGAGGAAGAGTACGAGGACGCAATCATGAAGCTGTTCCCGATAGATTTTGCTGGTGTGTACGCAGGTATGGCAGCAGATGCAGTTGGAGAAGCTTATTGCACGACTGATGCATGTGAAGTTAGACTTATCGCCAACAACCAATAACTAAGGACAAAAACACAATGACAGCTGTAGGCACAACTTTAAAACCAATTGCTGACAATTGGGAATGGCAGTACGAAGGGTCTTGCACGAGTGTGGATCCTGAGACTTTCTTTCTTGAGCCTTTGGCACGTGGAAAAAGTAAGCGTGATAAAGAACAGAAGGCTATTGCCATCTGCAAGACTTGCCCTGTAAAGCAAGTATGCTTAGAGCATGCTCTTAGTATACCAGAGTACTTTGGCGTCTGGGGCGGAACAACTGAGGACCAAAGACAGGCAATTATAAAAAGAAGTGGTGTTGTTCACAGCACAATTCGAGTTAGTAACAAAAACACATGAAGAAGATACTGATGACTACTGTCGCTACTGGTCTTGTCGTAGGTGGTTTTTACGCAGTGAGCAGCTCAAAGGATACCTGCGTTAACTTATACGTTGATTATGGTTCAGTTGATAACGGAGCAAAGGTAACAAAGTGTGTTCCTGTATCTAGTAAGACAAACGCACTTGACATACTAGATAAGGCAAAACTTAGCATTGAAGGAACAAGGAAGTATGGAGACGCAGTTGTGTGTCGTGTCAACGGGCTACCAGACAAGTCAGTCGAAAGCTGCGAGATCATGCCTCCTGAAAATGCGTATTGGGCAGTTATCATAAAGAAGAAGCAAGTAATACCTTTTCCTACTAACGAGTGGGGCTGGGCTCAAAAAGGAATAAATGAGACTTTCTTGTCTCCTGGAGATAATTTAGGGCTTGTGTTCTCAACTAACGGAGAAGTAAGATGGCCGTAAAACTTCTAGAGAACAGTATAAAAACTAAGCAGGCACCTCTAGCAAATGTCGCTATTCAACTACTTGCAAACCTGGTTATGATATATGTAGCTAATAAAATTAGCATCGACATCTGGCGATCTATTAGGGGACACTAATGGTTAATTTAACGCGCATTTACACAAAGACCGGCGATGACGGAACTACATCTCTAGGAGACATGAGCCGTACCTCAAAAAATGACCCACGTCTTGAAGCGTATGCGACCGTTGATGAGGCTAACTCTTCTATTGGAGTGTGCATGCTGCATGTGAAGAACACTGATATTAAGAATCTGCTGTTAAAGACTCAGAATGATCTTTTCGATGTTGGTGCAGATTTGTGCACTCCTGTAGTAGACAACCCAGAGATAGAGCCACTTCGTATCACGCAGGAACAGATTAACTATCTTGAGACTCAAATAGACTTCTACAATGCAGACCTACAACCTCTTCGCTCATTTGTTTTACCAAGTGGCTCTGCCTCTTCATCGCATATACATGTTGCAAGAACAGTAGTTCGACGGGCTGAAAGATGCACCTGGGAGGCAATAGGAAAGTTTGGTACAGGGGTCAATAGTTTAACCGCAAGGTACTTGAATAGACTATCAGACTTGTTATTTGTATTAGCAAGATATGAAAATAAGGAAGTTGGAGATCAACTTTGGATTCCAGGAAAAAATAGAGAATAAAAGGAAAGGATAACAAAAATGGCAACATATACTGTGTACATCACCGAGTCAAAGAACTACTCTACTGATATAGAGGCTGCATCATACGAGGCTGCACTTTCAGCCGCAATTGCAGTTGATACGACAGCACTTACTGCAACAGTTGATAAGTCAGTTAGTGCACGACTAGCTTAACTATGGCGGTGTATGAATACACATGTGAGAACAAGCATGTGTACATTGATGAGCGCCCGATGGCCGAGGAGGACACTGTGGTAGGCTCTGCATGCGAAATATGTACAAAGAATTTACAACGTGTATATAGTAGCTCAGCGGTAATCTTTAAGGGGTCAGGTTTTTATAGCTCGCGTGGATAGGGAGACAAGCGCTTAATGGAGCAGAGAATTCGTAGCACTCAGGTTGAAGTTCATGGCTTTATAGGACGGTACCCAGACTTTATGAAGAATGGCAACCCTCCTTGCTCAGAGGTAGATCCGGAGCTTTACTTCCCAGACAAAGGTTGCTCGAACACTTCTCCTAAGGATATAGCAATAGCAAAGAAGATATGTAAGACCTGCCCTTACATGGCAGAGTGCCTCGCGTGGGCGGTTGCCAACGACGAAATTGGTATCTGGGGTGGAACTACCCAGAAGGATAGAAGAGTCCTTAGACGACAAAGACGCCTTGCTTCTTAAATGATAGGATAAACATGTAACCTCTGGGGAGAGGGTAACTACTATCTTCCCGGGAGATGCATGTATGAAAAAAGTTTATATTAAAAGTGCCACAGTTGTAGGCGCTACACTAGTAGCCCTACTACTTTCTAGTTGTGGGTATCAAGGCGGTTATCGTTATGAGTGCCAAGATCCTGTAAACTGGGACGCTAAAGAGTGTGTAGTTCCTGAGTGTTTAGCGTTAGGATTATGCACTAAGGACATACTTGGATTTGACCCTAACGCTCCAACGGACGGTTCAACTTCAACAACGGGAGGAACAAATGGCTAGAGACAAATACACCGCAGCTGATTTAGACGCGCGACTTAAGTTTATACTTGGTATTACGCTTGGAACTATTCTATTGTGCACAACACTTGGAATTCTCTACGCGCTAATTTTTGTAACGCAACCAATTGGCGCACAGTCTGAGAACGACAAGATGTTCTTTAACGTGCTAGGAAGCGTTGCCACGTTCATTACAGGAACCCTTGCAGGATTACTAATTGGAAACTCTGGCGCGAAGGACATTATGTCTGCGCAACTTGCCAATAAGGAAATGGACGCAAAGAACACCCAGGCTGATAAAAAGCTTGAGGCAGAGATTGATGCAACAGCAGCGCGTCTAGCTGCTAAGCCAGATGGCGCAATGCCAGAGGAACAACCAGTTGATGCAGATTGGGATAAGTAATATGTGCGCAAAATGTGGATGTAAGTCAAAGCCTAAGCCAAAGCCAAAGCCAAAAGGTAGATAACTAATGGAAGATCCATTTGCACCTCTACCTACTCCACCAGGCAATAATTCCCATCCACCAGGCAACGATAGAGAACTGGCTATAAGTATTGAAACTTCTGTTAGAGACGGCTTGCTTGCAAACCTAATGGAGAGAGTTCAGAACTATAAGAATTGGGAAAGTTACAACGAAGAACAGCGCAGTGCATTGATGCGTTATCGTCAAGATTTAATAGACGTCACAGACCAAGAGGGCTTCCCTTACTACATAGTATGGCCTCAACCACCATTTTAATAAGTCACTAAGGAGAAATAACTATGGCAGAACAAGGCACAGCAGCTCGTTTAATTGAAGTTGCTACAGCAGAGCTAGGAACCATTGAAGGCCCTAAGGACAATGAAACAAAGTATGGTGCTTACACTAAGGCTAACTTTCAACCTTGGTGTGGCTCATTTGTTAACTGGTGTGGAAACGAAGCAGGAGTAAAGATTCCTAATACCGTTTACACTCCAAGTGGAGCACAGGCATTTAAGAAGGCTGGCGCTTGGATTGATGGTGATCTTGCAGATCCAGAACCAGGCGACATCGCTTACTTTGACTTTCCATCAGATGGCGTAGACCGTATTTCACATGTAGGTATTGTTGTAAAGGATAATGAAGATGGGACTGTTTGGTGTATCGAAGGCAATACGTCATCGAAGAAATCTGGAAGCCAAAGAAATGGCGGAGAAGTGTGCAAGCAACTCCGTGCCTTTAAGAAAAACAAGGCTGGCGTAATGGTTTCAATCGTAGGCTTTGGCCGTCCTAAGTTTAAGGGTGCTGGAGCTGGTGCTGGTACTGGAGCTAAAACTTCAACCGCAAGTGCGCCAACTAAGAAGAAAGAATCGCCTGAGATTACGGCTGCAATTGAGTTACTAAAGTCTAAGGGCTACACAGTAACAAAGTAAAACTGTGCTTTCAGACGCGGAACGTGCGAAGCAGTGGACATGCGCTGTGTGTGGAAAGCGTTGGGTAGTTCCTGACCTGGCAAGAATATGTGAGAAAAAGCACGACTAGTCGTTTAGGTTTATCTTTAACTTATGCAACTCTGGGTCTGTAATAGGACAACCATTTGGAAGAGTTCCGTGCTTGTAATAGTCGTGTCTTTTAGTTGGATTTAGGTATCTATCCGTATTCCATTCTAGATACTCTTCTGCGTACTCGTGGTCCTTTATGTCCTTGTAGACTGGTTCCCATTGCTCAAGCTCTACGGAGTTTATTGGAAAGAAATGAACAAAAGGGAATCCTTTTGGAAATGTTATTGGACGATCTGTGTATCTAAGCTTCCAGTTCATTGTAAATGTATATGGTGACCACCACGTTTCTACTACACCAGTCAACGGCACAGCACCGCGGATAAGAGAATTAGGAGCTCCTGTAACGTATAG